CCAGCGGCGGCGGCTATAATTGCCGGCACAGCTGGAGCCCAGTGACCGCTTCATTCATTGACTCCGCTGGGCTCGATGTCGCGAAGTCGGCAGATATCAGGAAGGCCAACCAAGGAGGCAAGCGATGAGGAAGACACCCACCGGTCAAGTGATTCACTTTATCTGGAACCCGCGCTCACCCTACACAGGGAGCGCAACACTGACCGTTGAATTCAGCACGCCTTTCTCTAGCGTTCTGACTCAGCAGAGAGCTGATGTGAGCGTAACCACAATCGCCACTGATCGAAGAACACTGGCGCTCTCTGCTCCTGTCGCTGTTGCGCTCGAGCGTGATGAGGTCAGAGCGTTCCTGACTACCACTCGAGACACTTGGTACTCAGTCAAGGTCAGCAGGCTGGGAGGCTCAACCGCTGTTCTCGCTGAGCCGCTACCAAGAGAGCTTGATCTCACTTCAGCCGCTACGCTTAACTTTGCTTCAGCGGTTGTTGATATTCCAGCGGTCAACGCGGTCACCGGGCTCTATCCTTACAAGATCGCCTATGAGTCAGAGGCCGGCTCGAACGTCGTTGAGTGTGGAGTTCTGAAGGTAACGCCGCGACCCTTTGACACTGGGCTGAATCATGATCAGCTCGTTGATCGTTTCCCCCAGTTGGCTGACATGGTCCCAAGGCGCCAAAGCGATCTCTTGCCACAGATCAACGCGGCGCTTGATGAGATGATCTTAGCTATCCGTGATCATGTGGTTGCTGATGGCGTGACTGAGGATGAGGTCTTTAATCAAGGCTCCTTCATGAGCGCTCACGCCTACTGTACAGCGGCGCTCGTGTATGAGTCAGCCCTTCAGCTTGATGTCGCTGAACAGATGAGAGCGAGGTGTCAGGAGCTGCTCGAGGTCGCTCTTAGATCAGTCACTCTTGACCTCGATGGTGATGGGGTTATTGATGAGGGAGAGATTGACCTCAGACGCACCGGCGGCAGCTCAACCGACTTCAGAGCGAGCTGGCGCGGCTACGTCAAGAGCGCCAATGATTCGCGGTTCACACCCACGCGAGGGATGAGGCACTGATGGCAGCTAGAGTAAATCTTAACTTGCCTCGCTCACTGTGGACCTCTCAAGACTCTTTGAGATTGGCCTCCAATACTCTGGCATCAATCAAGCTCAGAACAGGTAAAGGGCTGGACGCCAATGGCAAGCCTTTTAAGCCTTACAGCACAACTCCCATTTATGTGGCGAAGCGAGGAGCGCGGCTCAAACCAAAGGGCGGCCGGCCCAGTCGAACAGGCAAGAGCATTTACTATGAGGGCGGCTATCAGCAATATAAGAACCAGAGCAGGAGGCGAGGACAGAGCACTGACAGCGCTGAAGTTGACTTGGTCCTGAGCGGCAACATGATGAACAACTTGGTAGTCAAAGAGGCCACAGCTTCAGGCTTTACCATTGGCCTCACCAAACATGCTCAATATGGATTTGCGGTCAATGAGACTCGTGAGTTTATCGGGCTAAGCCCTGATGATATTGAAGTGTTAATGGACTCAGCAGAAGCTGAATTAAGGCGCAAGCTATGAGCCAAGGAATCGCGGCAGCTCTCACACATCTAGAGGGCATGATTATGGACGTGACCCCAAAGAGAGACGTTCATCATGGATTCGTTGCTTTAGCTCGAGGAGATGGCAGCACACCCCCATTAACTCAGCGGTCGAACTCAACACGCTTCTTCACTCTAGACATCTCTGGCTTTACTGAGGACGATGGCGCGGCCGGCCTCTCAGGTCGCAGACGCTCAACCATAAATCTCAATGTGCGCTATGATATCCCCAGAGACGCGCTCTATTTACAGCGTATGATTTCAGAGGACGCCGAGAGTTTACTCGTTAAGCTCAAGGGGCCAGAGTATGATCTGATTAATACTGGGATTGTCTCAGTGATCCCTGAAGCGCCAATCTTAACGCCGGTTGACGCGGTCAATGATACCGGCGCATTTATCCTGACCCTTCCTTTTGTCCTGCTCTACTTGGAGGCTTAATCATGACAGTCACTCATAGATCAATCAGTGTAGCGAAAGAGAGCAGCTTTGGCTCACTCAGCAGCTCCACCGGTCTCCCTGATAATTCAGGGCTCACCTATACCTCAATCCCGTGTGAGCGTGACCCCATCATCATACCCGGCGAGGTGGTAGCCTCAGAGCGCAACGACGCTCGAGACGGTTCTTACTTTGTGCCACCAGAGCCTGACACAGTATGGAGCGGCGGCAGTCGAGTGAGGCGGCGCACTGGTCAAGTAGTGGTTCGGGTTGACCTCACCACAATAGGCACAGGCGCTGACACCTACGCCTCTAACTATCTAGGCCACCTCTTAGGCGCTGGGCTTAAGAATCAGCTGCCCTCTATTGTTGATGGTGACGCGGCGAGCGCTATCACTAGCGTTAACCAGTTCACCCCAACCTCATCTTATGCAGTCGCTGACACTGGCTGCTTAATTGGCGCTGAGCTCAATGGGCGCGCTGAATATTCAGCGATCACTGATAATGATGTTGGTGGTGATGTTACGGTTTCACCGGCCTTCAGCGCTGGCTTCACTGGAACGCCCACGCTCTATTCATTGGCTACTTGGTACGTTCCATCTAGAAACGACACAGGGACCAAAGATCACTCTTTGAGCTTTCGCGTTGATGGCGTCAATTATCGCTCTTACGCTTATGGCTGTGTACTCGAGAGTCTTTCGATCTCGCTCGACAATGGCCGGCTTATGGGAGAGTTCACTTATCAGGCGGCGCTCATCCAAGACGACCACGCCAGCGCAGTGGGTCCAATTGAGCCCACCTATAACGCTGGGTCTCCTCCATTCTTCAGGGGCTCATATGTCGTGATCTCTGATGGCTCACCGGCAAGCCTTTCAAATGGCACAGTCGGAGAGACTCAAGGGCGAATCGCGCTGGACTGTGAAGACTTCACGTTGACGCTCACCAACACTCTCACACCACTGGGACACTCAAACAGCATCCTAGCAATGAGCGGTATGGATATTAGCGACGTATCAGTTGAGCTGAGCCTCACTCTCTCAACGGTCAACACGACAATCGCGAACGATTACTTTAATCGTACTGTCCGTCAAGTCATCGTTGGGACTGGCCCAATTGCAGATGGCAAGGGTTGCGCCATCATGATCCCGGCTGCTCAGCTCACCAATGACCCAAGCGCTTATGATGTGAGCGGTAATGATATCGTTAGGCAGCAGCTCACCTATCAACAGAGCCGCTATGCTGGAGACTTCACAACAGCATCCTATGAGAGCAACGCTGGAAATTCACCGTTTAGATTGGGGCTTGGTGTCTGATGTTGCGCTTTCTCACTGATTCGTCTCAAACCATTGAAGTGGTGACGACCTGTGATCCAGAGGTGTTATGTGATGACACCCAGAGACAGCTCTATCTTGAATCGGGTGACATCGAGGCGCTTGAGTCAGTTGGTGGGGATGCAACCTGCTTCACGCTCAAGGCGCTCTCACCGAGTGAGAGGGAACAGGCTGAAGTTAGGGCTGGAGCTCTTCAGCGGTCAGAGCTGGGCCGGCTGCTTTGGTCTGAAGCTCCAAGCGATTCAGCTGAGCGAGCGCGATGGCATCATGAGTTATCAGATGATGAGCGTGAGGCTATGGCTGGATATCAAGCTTACTTATCAAGGGTCTACCTTGAAATGATTCGAGGCGCTCTCGTTCACATTGATGGCGAGGCGGCGAGCGTTGAACAGCTCGACATGATTAGGCCAGACAGTCACAGAGTCCAAGTCATCTCAGAGTTGGTCCTTCACATTCAGAGAATCAGTCTGCTAGGTATTGAGGGAAAATAGCGCTGGCGGCTTCGGTGTGGCTTGGTCACTCTCGAGGCCGCGCTTGGAGTTGCGACCAATGCAGAGCTAACCCAAAGCTGAGAGCTCAGCGCGGCTCATGTGGTGGACCCTTCAAACAGGGATTGCCACTTGTTCAAGAGGATGAAGAAGGCCGCTTTATTGAGGGCTTCAGGGTCTGCCCTGACAGCGGCGAGGACTTCAGCGATTTAAAGATAAGGTCTTGCCCGGTGGCTGGAGCCAACAGGATGGCCAGCATCATCGTCTCATATCGTCGCCACCAGTCTGGCCTTCTTTCTATTGAGCGAGCATATCCTAAACCAACTTGTGCTATTATCGAAGCGTTCGAGACCCTACACATAAACTCAGAGTCAGCTCAGATCAGGGCTCATGAGAGAGCGATGAGGGAGAGTTATGGCAACCAATGAAATTGAAATTGAAGTCACCCTTGACGACAAGAATGCGCTCAAAGGGCTCGATAAATTAGAGAAGGCCGGTGAGAGTGTTGGTGAGGGCTTCAGCGCTTTAGGCTCTTCAGTCAGTGCTATGGGTGGAGAGCTCAATGAGACTCTAGGTTCACTAGGTGAGAGCGTTGGTGGTGTAGCCTCATCAATGACGGGATTGACCCAAGCGGCAAAGGGGGCCGGCGGTTCATTCACTGCTATGATTGGGCCGATTGGGGCTGTGGCTGTTGCTATCGCCAGCGCTTATCATGCTCTTCAAGATTACATTGGAGCCAGCCGAGATGCTGAGATTAGGACTGAGGCTTATAAAGCTTCGGCTGCTGAGCTCACCGCTTTTATTGAAGAGTTGGCAGTTGCTCAGGTTAAATTAAACGCTGAGCAGATTAGAGAGCTTGATGAGCTCACCAGAGAGGCCAAATTTAGGATTGAGCGCGCTCAGCTCATCAGAGAAGAAAACGCAGAGCGAAGGTCTCAGATTGATCTCTTGGCTCAAGAGATTGACGTATTAAAAGCGATGAGTGAAAGAGCTCGCGCTACCTTTGGAGACTTGGCTACTCTTGGAATGTCTCAAATGATTGAGGCTAAGCTCAAGGCTCAGGAGAAGCTTCAGGCTAAAGTCAATAAGACTTCAGCGCTCGCCATTGGCTTGGCTCAAGAGGGTGCTTCTGAATTCGCTAAAGCTGAAGCTAGAAAAGAAGAGCTTCTCAAGCAAGCTCCTGAGTTCAGAGAACAGGTTGAGGAGAAAGAGCGGCAGCTCTTAGAGCAAGCTCAGGCTGATAGGCTCGCCAGAGTTAAAGACAGCGCTGAAGCTCAGATAGTCACAGCGGTGACAGCCTCAGAGCGCAAGGTTAGAGAGATCAACAAGATTGAGGACGTGGCTGAGCGAGCCAAGAACGAGGCTATAGCGGCTGAGCGCGAACGCCTCCAAGCTCAGATTGATGATATTAATAAGAAAGCCGCTGACAAGAGGAGAGCTGAGCAAGCCAAGCGGCTGGCTGACCAGAGAGCCAGAGCAGCAAAAGAGCTAGCGCTAGAGCGGCTGAAGCAGGCTGAGCTTGCAAGGATTAGAAGGGCAGAGATTGAGCAGCTTAAGATTAGCGGCTCAGGAGCGCTTGAGGTTTTACAGCTTCAGTATGACCTAGAGGTTGAGCTCGCCGGTGACAATCAGCGCAAGCTCACAGCGCTTGAACTTGAGTTTGAAAATAGGCGGACTGTGATTGTGCAGGAGGAAGAGCGCAAGAGACAAGAAGCGGCGAGGGTGGCCGCTGAAGAGGAACAGCGAAAAGCTCAACAGCGTCAAGCGTTTATCCTGAGCAGTCTGGAGTTCGACGCTCGAATGATGGAGGACGGACTTGATAAAGAGCTGACGCTACTTGACCTCAAATACCGTCGAGAGGTTGAGCTTGCAGAGCACTCACAAGAGGAGCTCACTGAGCTTCAGAGGAGGCATGAAGCTGAGCGCCTCGCGATCACTGAGAGGTCAGTCAAGACTCAGATTGAGACGTTGGCCCAATACACGTCAACAGTAAGTCAAGGTCTAGCAGAAAGCGCTTATAATGCTGCCCTCTTCGGTGAGAGCTTCAGCCAGAGTATTGGAGAGGTTCTCGTATCGTTGGGACGTCAAGCCGGTGTTGAGTCACTCATGGAATTGGCAAGAGGTACAGCGGCCTTATTCTTGAATCCTGCACTAGCCTCCAATCACTTCATCGCATCTGGGATATTTGGCGCGGCGGCGGCTGTGGCTGGTTCAGCCGGCGCTGCTTTGGGCGGCGGTGGTGGCGGTGGTGGTGGAGCGTCTGTTGCAGCTCGAGGCGCTTCACCTTCTGGAGCTCCACAGACAGCGCCAGCGCCAGAGAGGGAGAGGGCTGAGTCAACCTCGATGGTGTTCAATATCAACTTTGGTAACTCGACAATCTACGACACCAAGAGAGCTGCTCAGGATGCTATGGCTAGTGAGATCATGAGAACGATGAACCGACAGCGGCGGGGCTCTCCTCGCTTCATGGGAGTGTGACCAATGCCTTTAAATAATCCTGCTCCTCAGTTTGGGCTGCTCACTGAGTACGACCTGAGAGACCTCAGCGGCGTTAAGCTCTTCACGCGAGGCGCGAGCCCCATCACCTTTCCCACATTCTCAGCGGGTGAAGGTGTGTATGAAGACGCGCTCTTCCTGCTCAACGGGCGGTCCAGCGCAACCAATAACACAGCGACATCACAGGCTCAGAGCTCAGCAACCTTTGGGTCAGGGTGGAGCGTGAGCTTGACTGAAGATGACAAGGTTAGGATTCAGTCAGACGCTGACTTCTCGCTTGTGCTCACCGGGTCAAATGACGCGCTAGGCTTTGGCTCAGCCTCCATCTCTGCCACCTTGGTAGGGTCTGACTATGTGGTCACCGCTCCACATGACTGGACCAGAGGATTACTCGACCTCACCAACGTCACCTACCGAATCACCAAGGCCGGCGGCGCTTCTCAATTTGATTGGCCGGCGTTCTCAAAAGTCCAGATTCAAGATGTCACCGTCTTCCTGAGAGACCGCTCAGCGGTGAGCGATGCTGACGCCTTCAGCCTCTCCACCATTGAAGAGCTCGATCAGACAGCGGTGAGCAATGTGGGCGTTACTTGGTCAGTGACTGATGATGGCTATTGCCGCTGCTACTACCTGAGCTCACTGGGTGACATCACATGGAACAGCGACACCTTTAGAGACACGCTAGGCTTTGAGGGTGACGAGACGCCAACGACATCTGGCGGCTATTCAACCCTGACCTCAACTCATAAGATTGCCGGCGTACTGATCCCATCGAGGCCATATCAAGACCATCACCTCAACGTTGAGAATATGAGCCAATCACGCCGGCTCATTGGCGGTGGCTATGTCTCTAACCATATCGGCTCTTATGTGGTCAGCTCACTCCTCTTTGACCTTGACGCGCTATTAGATCAGGTGAGTGATTACCGTCACTTCTCAAACCGCTGGCTCCCTCTCTGCTCTTCAGGTGAGCGAGTGAACTTTTATCAAGGGTGGGGAGACTCAAGGCGCTCACTGAGGTCAGCACAGGTCACAGCCTCACAGCCAGCTTATGACACTCTATACTCATCAGAGGATGATGGTGAGTATGGCAGAATCAGAGGGTCACTCCTAACCTCTGAGTTTGGCTTGGTTTATCCCGGCAGGCTTAAGCGGCGTGTCCCTGTGCAGATGGAGATTGAGCATCTATGAGTAACTCATTCACCTCGCCACCAGTGCTAGTCGATCCAGCGAGGACAACAGCAGGCTTAACGATTCGATCAGAAGAGGCTGCACGATTGGGAGACATGAGTAATTATGCTTTTGCTCATCTCGGTTGTGGCAACGTCTTAACTCAAGCTTGGGATGACGACGTCTGGCCTTTCTCGCTCACCACCATGACTGACGTCTGTGAGTGGATTATCCCTCATCCCAGTGAGGAGCATGTTGAGCTTAAGTTCATCATCATGGCTCACACCACAGCGGCAGGCTCAACCGCTAAGGTTACCGTTCAATTTCCACTCAGCGGTAACTCTTACTTCTCTACTGCTACCATCACGGACAGCGCTCGATTTGGTTCAAGCTTTAACGTGATCACTGTGGCCATCAGCGCGGTTGAAGATGAGACTGTCGCTTATGCTCGACTCTCACTCCAAGCGGCAAGCGGCGCGGTGATTGATGTCGCTGGAGTGCAAGCGAGTTGGAGCCCATTGAGCTCACCTCTGACAACTCGAGCGCTTGACCAATACGGTGCTGAGGTAATCCCTTTTGGAGCTTCTCGCCTCGCTGCTGACCTTCCTCTGACCTCTCGCTTTGGTGTCGATCAAGTCAACAACATCACCCAGATGAGGAAGAGGATGAGGACGCTGCTGAGCTGGTCTGGTGTGAGCGAGAGTGACACCTACACGCTTCAAGGCGCTCTCCATAACGCGGCTGAAGGTCTTGGATCATTTGACCCTCAACTGCTCTACTCTGAGGCCGCGCTTTTCGCTGGCATGTCAGAGAATGATCTAGATGTTGACGTCTACATCAAGGCCGCCAATGTGGGCGGCTCGCCGCTTATCATCGAGGTGTTTGGTTATCGCCTCTCGATCACCACCAACGGGTGGAGCTCATTCGGGCTTGACCTGAGATTACCTGAGATTGAGAGAGGTGTTGAGTTTAGGCTGCCCATGTATCGAGTGGGATTAGAGCCAACTCAGCATAATGCTGATACACTCCTGAGTGATTCTAACAGAATCGCCACAGCGCCACACGTCACCGGCCTTTGTATTCTAGGAGTTTGAAATGCTAGTGCCTACAGCCTACCAACGCCTTCCAAGAGTTCAGGGTTGTCACAATGGACGCTTGCTGTTTGGAGGTGCTGTGAGTCAGATGGCTTCAGCGCTCGCTCAGCTCACCAGAGCCAAAGCGCTCAGTGAAGCTCATTATTATGTTGGGCGCGGCGTGCTCACTGTGGCCGGCGGTCGCTCTTATATTGGCTTTGGCTTGAAGGGCGCGACCACTTACAACTTCCTCCATCAATCCAATCCAGCGGCCTCTCACATCGCGGTGATATTCCAGTACATCAGCGCTAACCATCGCAACACAGCGGTGAGGGTAGACATCGAGCTGAGAGACACAGCGTCTAATTCTTACACAGGAACAATCTTAGATTATGGCGTGAGGTTTGGAGAGACTGAGCTCGAATCATCGCCCAGAAATCCAGTGGTGAGTTCAACCGGTGCTGAGCTCATAGCTGCTCCAACCAACACCAGTCCAGAAGCCCCAAGGCCGCTCTTTGTCCCTGTGGCGAATCGCGGCGAGTTGCTCAATATCTCGATGGAGGCCACCCAAGTGATACCGCTCTCAGTTCACATCTACGATCTCTTCTTGGCTGAGGTGACACCATGATTGATTCTCAGCATGGGCGGCGCGTCTTTGCTCTTCAGGTCGCTGGCCTTGAATATCGCTATCACAGCAACACCCCGCCAACATCGAGCAACCTAGATTCTACGATCACCACAGGTATCAGTTATGTGGATCTTGAAGGCTTGGTGAGTGTGAGCGACTTTAGCGCCTCAGTTGACCCTAGCGGCGGTGTTGCTGAATATGACGCTATCACGCTTACACTGGGGATTGATAAGCGGCGCGGCGGCGTTGGTGATGCTGGCATTATCTTTGGTAGGTGTGGAGCTCGCTCTAGTGTGGTGAGGTCTCAGCTCTCCTCCTCTGCGTCTCGTGATGCTGTCGTCTTCAATACAAGCTCTGACTTATCATCGTTGACCTTCCCTCGCCTCATGCATATAGGCGCTGAGACTGTGAGAGCGGCATCAGCGACAGCCACAACCCTTAATGTGGCTCGAAGCGTTGGGGGAACACCGCGTCAAGCTCACGCTGTAGGCTTGGAGGGCTCATCTACACCAGAGCTCAGCGACACCATCACCACATTCAGAGGGCGATTGGCGAAGCTGTTCATGGCTCACCGTTATCCATCAGGCTCTACGTCAGATTATGTTGAGGTATGCAACGGATTCATCAGCGAGTCTCCTTATATTGAAGAGGGTGACACTGTCTCAATCTCAATGCTCCCTCTCACCGCGCTCATTGATACCTCGCTGGCTGATAAAGGGATTGGTCAGACTCGACTCCTTCAGGGCTATCATTATTATGATGGCTTCAATGGTTCAGGCTTAGAGTATATCTTGATGATTGGCGCGGCTCCTCAAAGCACCAATGAGTTCATTGAGTTAACCCCTGACACAGCCTCATCAATTACCGCGTCAACGTTTCAGCTCATTGTCAACAATCAGAGCGGCGGCGCGAATCTCCTCGATGACTTCGACCCCAGCTTAGCCGCTGGCCCAGACGCTGACGACTTCATAGAGGAGCATCCACGATTTCCCAAATTCAGAAGACAAGAGGATTTCCAAAACTCTGATGAGGGAGTGTTCACCACAGCGCTGAGCTATAGCGCGGCGATTCCCGGCTATGTGGTTAACGCAGACTCAACGCCCACCAACGCGCTATCCGCCGGCCAGATCTCAGCGACTGATTCACTCAGGCTCAATCTTGGTAGGGCTGAGCTCAAGCAGCATTCGCTTGGAGTAGGCGAGGTCAAACAGTGGCCAGCGGTTATCAATGACACCTTAGAGAGTGATGGGCCATCGAGCGCTTCTGGCTATAGCGGCGGCGTTGCTAAGTGGAGGCTCACGCCAGACAATGAAGTGAAAGTCGAGAAGCTCTCAAGCTCACCGTTCAGCGCTCTGGTGGCCTTGTTTACGACAAGATCAACACTGATATGGGCGCGTGACAATCTAGGCATTGCTCGCCCCAGAGCATGGAGCGCTGAGACCTCCACGCTTGAACTCCCTGACGTTTCACGCTTGGTCTATCCCTTCCAATACTTCATGAACACCAATGGGCGAGTCTTCCAACAGTTTGGAGAGAGCGCTCCTCGAATGTGGTTTGGTGTGGTCGCTGATGGCACAAATCTGAGCGGCTCGCGAGAACTGCCACAACCGCCGGCGGCGTACTATCAACAGTATGAGAGCGTAATCCTTGTAGAGAACTCGCTTGGCCTTCCCAGCTCACCAACTTCTGACCTCTATGATGTGGTGGTCAGGTACTACGACTTAGAAGAAGAGGCGGAGAGAGAGCAGGTCTTCACATGCACTCACGAGACAACAGCGAGCTTTGGAGGTTCCACAGTGGGCGTCCTCCTGCACATCAGCGACGCCAACAACTTCCCGCTCAACTTCTCCTTTGGGGATTGGCCTGACCAAGATCGAGCGCTGATCTTTAGGGGCGGGCAGCTGACCAGAGAGAGACCCGGTGAGGCGCTGCTCAAACTCTTAGAGTCAGGTGGAGGAGGCCGCATCAATGGAACCTATGACACTTTAGGAGTTGGTCTAAATCTCGACTCATCCCATATTGATGAGGACTCATTCTTAGCAGTTGACTCAGCGGCCTCGCTGCCGGTCACCGGCAACCTCTTTGGGGATGGTCAGGACGTCAAAGGCATCGTTGAGGGCATACTCAAAATGTTGGGCGCTGTGATCACTATGGCGCGTGATGAGAGCACCGGCTTAAGTCGGCTCACCCTAGTCCCTGTGGGCTTTGAGAAGAGCGCGGCCACTGTCGCTACTGTTGAGGCTGGCGATTGGATCGCTGACCCTCCACCCTATTGGGGAATCTATGAAGACATCGTGACTCAGGTGGTCTTCAAGTATGACTATAATCAAGGTGAGCAGGATTATGAGAGTGAGTTGATTTTTAACAACCAAGAGGCAATCTCTCGCTATGGTGGCGAGCGCTCAAAGATTACCATTGAGGTGCCGGGTGTGAGTTCGCTGATCTTTGGGCGAGGGGCTGCTAATGCCTTCTCATACTTCCTCCCAACCTCATCGAGGATCTTCAACTTATTGAGCAATCCACTGAGAACGTGGACGGGTGAGATTGGGACCGGCCAGAGCGCTTATATGGACGTGGGCGCTTACATCAAGGTGAGCTCACCACACCTCAGAGGCTACTCTGACTCTTATGGTGTTACTGATGGAATCGGGATGATTCGAGCAATTAGGCAGAGCCTAGAGAATGAGGGTTGTCAGCTGGAGGTCATCAACACGGGGCTCGCTCCAGTAAATTGGAACAGCGCGGCGCGTGTGAGCTCAATCACAAGCCCTACAGTCATCTTAGTTGAAACCAACGCCTTCACCTCATCAGGTTCAGATATCAGCTTTTTCAGCGCTGGCGATGTCGTCCAGCATCTGCCCAAAGGTGATCAAGACAACCCAAGCGCTCAGCTCACCATTGATTCAATTCTGGGTAATAAGATCACATTCACAACGACCCATGGAATCTCGAGCACTGGCGGATCCATTGAGCCGGTGACTTATGCAGCGGCCTCCACCACTCACAAGGAGGACGCATATTTGGCCAACAACAACGACATCATCAACGTCACCATCTCAGCACAGGAGTACAACTGATGCCAACGAAGACCCAACTTGAAGACCGCGTTGAGGCGCTCGAGAACGAAGTCAGACGACTTCAAAGAGCTGAGCGCCAAGCAGTGATGAACCTGCCACAAGTCAAAGAGCGTGAGCTTGATAACCCTGAAGCGAGCTGGAGCCCTGCCGCTCAGCAAGCATTAGGCCGCGCTCTCTGTGAGTGGGATCAAGTAATTAAAGACCCAGACGCAGAGATTGACCGCTACATCAGATCAAGAGAAGGACTCGGTTGGAGCTGGTCTGATGAGTACACAAAGAACGGTCAATTTGCTTGGTGTGGAGCGTTCGCCGCGTTCTGCTGGACTCGGGTTAAATTCCCCATTCGTCAAAAGATCTTCCCTAGCTGCTACCGGCTATATGAGCAATGGAGCAACACAGCGCGACGAGTCAAAGACCCTAGCAACATGCTCCCGGGTGATATCGTTGTAATCAGTACAGTCAATGGTGCTAAGTGGGGCGATCACATCACCTTGTGTCATGAGGCTCCAAACGGTGGAGACTCTTATGAGGCGCTCGAGGGCAACGCGAAAGGCACACTGGGCGATGGCTCGACGGGTGAAGGGGTCATCAAGCAGACTCGGCCACTCAGCCGCGTCATGTTCGTTTATCGCGTCCTCGAGGAGGATCTAGACTCATGAGCTCAAAGAAGAAACGAACGCTGGTCCAGATGTTCGGCGGTCGAAAGTCTATGGCCTTTTATGCTTGCCTCGCTTGTATGATGACCCTCGCATTAATGGACAAAGCACAGGTGCACACCCTGAGCTTGATTGATACACTGTTCCTAGTCTATGCCGGCGCGAATGTCGCAAGGGCGAGCGTTACTAAAACTAATGATAAAGAGGAGGCTTAAATGAGTAAGCTTGGAGTAAGCGACCCAACTAGCGCGGGTGCTGTGGTGTGTTGTTTTGACGCCAGCGCGGTCAACAACACTGATTTCAATAACCTGACTTCAGCGAGCTTCTACGACCCCTCTACAGGGTCACAGCTCACAGATGGCCTCAAGTTCGCTTATCTGGGTGTGGCGAGCGCGAGTAAGTTTCATCTCGCGTTTAGGTCCATGAATCCAGCAGACACCGCAACGAACACTGATGGCGTCATCACGTCCTTTGGTGGATTTGACCTTGATACTCAGGCAATTGCCGCCGGTCTCAACATCACCACAGTGAGCTATAAGAAGACAGTAGCCGCTGATGACCTGCTGGTTTACGCCGGCTTTAACTACTGATCGAAAGGCTTAGAAAATGGCAGTCTCTTTCTCTACACCCAGCGCGGCAGCTGCTGAGAGTGACACTCTTGATACGGTCACCACCAGAGGTAGCACAACCACAAACTCTATCCAGGTGGGCGGCGTAAATGTCGCGGGTAACTATGCCCTTCCAACGGTTGATGGCTCCAACGGGCAATTTCTCCAGACTGATGGTTCAGGCTCTGTCTCGTTCGCTACGGTGAGCGTTACCGGCGGCCTAACCTATAAAGGCAGCTATAACGCGGCCACCTCAACGCCTTCACTGGTGACAGCGCTTAAGGGTGACTTTTATATCATCTCAGTGGCTGGCTCATTGGCCGGTGTTAACCTCGCTGTAGGTGATCACATCGTTTTCAATCAGGACGCGGCCAACCCAGTAACGTCAGCAATGTTTGATGTGATTGACAATAGCGAAGCCGACACACTGGACAGCGTCACCACCAGAGGGAGCACCACTGCTAACTCTGTGCAGGTGGGCGGCCTTAACGTTGCTGGAAACTATAACCTCCCAACGGTTGATGGCTCAGCTAATCAAGCGATCACTACCAACGGTTCAGGGACGCTCAGCTTCAACACCGTCCTTACTGACGTGGTGGAAGACACGACCCCACAGCTAGGTGGGCCGCTCGACGTCAATGGCCAAGCGATCACAAGCGCGAGCAGTGGAGACATCACGCTTAACCCAGATGGGACTGGTGAGATCAAGCTTGGTGCTGACCTCATCCCTGACGCTGACGCAACCCACACTATTGGCTCAGAGAACGAGCGCTTCATTAGCGCTTACACTGACCTCAATGGAGCGATTCGCTTCAAGGCCAAGAATGACAGCGGCGGCGTCATAAGCAAGGGCCAAGCGGTCTACATTAAAGGGATCTCAGGAACAGTCCCAACGGTTGGCCTTGCTCGAGCAAACAGCGCGGCTACTATGCCGGCTTTCGGCTTGGCGCTCGCCAATGCTAATGATCAAGCTGAGATGCAGATCATCACGTTTGGAAATCTCACCGACGTAAACACAACCACTTACAGCCTCAGCCTCAATGATACTGTGTTTGTCAGCGCGGCCACAGCTGGAGCGTTGACTAACTCAGCGCCAGCAGGTGAGGCCAATCTTATCCAGAACATTGGGCGTGTGATTCGGGCTGACGCTAGTGCAGGGATTATCAAGGTAGGCGGCGCGGGTCGCTCGAATGCCACACCGAATCTTGATGATGGCAAGATCTTCAAAGGCAACGCCTCAAATCAAGCTGAGTCAGTCGCGCTCTCTTCTATCGCGTTGAGCTCGCTCAATGATGACCTGAGCTATCTCACGCCGGCCAATAACCTGAGCGACTTAGACAACGCTGCAACCGCTCGAACTAATCTCGGTGTAGCTATCGGTTCTGATGTTCAAGCCTATGATGCTCAGTTGGCAGACGTGGCGGGGCTCACTCCAGCTGATGGGTCGTTTATCGTTGGAGATGGTGCTAACTTTGTTAGCGAGTCAGGCGCGACAGCTCGAGCATCACTGGGGCTGACTATCGGAACAGACGTGCTAGCAGCCACAGCCGGACTCAATGACCTGTCAGACGTGAGCTTCACCGCTGGCCCTGGCATTGATAATTATGTACTCACCTATGACAACGGAACCTCATCATGGGGCGCTGAGGCTGTATCAGGTGGCGGCGATTTATTAGCGGCCAATAACCTGAGCGACTTAGACAACGCTGCAACCGCTCGAACTAATCTCGGTGTAGCTATTGGCTCAGATGTTCAAGCCTATGATGCTCAGTTGGCAGACGTGGCGGGGCTCACTCCAGCTGATGGCTCATTCATCGTTGGAGATGGCGCTAACTTTGTCGCTGAGTCTGGCGCGACTGCTCGAACGTCTCTAGGCTTAGGGACTGCGGCCACCTCTAACACCGGTGACTTCTTGGCGAGCACAGCTGGACTCAATGACCTGTCAGACGTGAGTTTCACCGCTGGCCCCGGCATTGATAATTATGTGCTCACCTACGACAACGCCTCATCTTCATGGGGAGCTGAAGCGGCGGCGGGTGGTGGTTACTCAGTCACCGTTGATACAACCACCATTAGCACCACCAACCCCACTACTCTGAGTTCTCCCAGTGACAATGAAGAGGTTTACATCATCAGCAATAGCACCACTGATGTTACGGTGAATTTAGTGGCGGCGGCCACTTGTGGCAGCGGCTTCAAGTACACTTTCAAGGTGTTGGGTACTGGGGTAATTACGCTGGACCCTAACGGTACAGAATATATTGACTTTGCCGCTCAGACCACCTTTGCGATTGGCGCCCAGTATGACTCTGTGAGTCTTCAGACTGATGGCTCAAATTGGTACTTGGTGTGATATGTATAAATCACCACAAGCTCCACAGATAGCAGAGCTAAGATATAGCGGCACTCCAACGGGTGCTACATTTACCTACAGCATCACGGTGCTACAGCAGACGGAATCATTCTTATCCGTCAGCTCTGGGACTGATATTGATCTGCCAGCGGGTCACTATTACGCTGTCAGCTATCCCGATTTTACACGCACTATTGCAAGCCGAAATAACAAAGTATTCTGGTTCGTTGATGGGGTCCAAGTTGGCAAAGAAGGTGGCTCTGACTACTACAGTGGGCAGTCTACAGACTGCGCTCAAGCTACCTTCACTTTGCATGAGGCGGGGGTGCTCACGCTTCAGCAGGTAGCTTGGTCAGGGGCCGCGATCACACTCACCAACGACGCATTTATTTATATATGGAGGGTGCCGCGATGACGTTTAGAAGTCCTTTTAATGTCTCCCTAAACTCTTGGTCAGTTGGGCCGAACCTGTCTGTTGATGGTAAGATGTCCTATAACTGGGCTCGGATTGCCGCAGACGCCGGTTACTACAAGACAACTGCTGAAGGCCCGACTCTAGGCGAGATCACTACAGTCAATGCGACACTGGGCCGCTATTATGCTAGCAGCTCTGGCACCTTGCCCGAAGCGGGTCACACATTTAACACGACTGCTCAAGCTCGCGGTGTGAGCGTAGATGAGGCCGTTAGTTTTAACGATGACACTGATGGCTTAGCATATTGGCCAAACTCGCGAAGCGGGGCGACCGCGTCTCGACTTATGCTCTTTGCATTCCAGAGGAGTTCATAGTGAGTTACTACGCAGTAGACCGGCGTCTTGATTGCGCGGTTGTCATGGGCTACAGCACGACGACAAACGACGCGGTTACAGTGGGTGGCAAGGTGCCTCTCAATACACTCTCTGACATGATAGGCTCAGCAGCCTCAACGCTCAGTGTTTCGTCGAACGAAATCACTTTAGCATCTGGCTACTGGTGGTTCGTAAAAGGCTCACCTCAAGTGTATACAGCAAACGGGTACATCAGCTATCAGTGGTATGACACGGACAATACTACAGCTTATGGCCGGAGAGGCTTCATGAGTATGCAAGAGCGAGCTTGGTTAGAAGGAGGCGAAGAGCTAAGCACATGTCTCCTTGATTGCACTAGCGCGGCTAAGACCATTTTTCTAAAGGTACTGAGTCAACAGGACACCACTCAATTTAACACCACTGATGTTACTCACTCACCTTACTGTGGGCGAACTCGCGTTGAGTTCTGGAGGCTAGGATAATGCAACTAATTCAAGATGAGCGCTTGAGACTGGGCGCTATTGTGATTGGCATCCTCTTCTCAATCGCGTTTGTCTCTTACTCGATTGGCGTTTATGTGGGCAGCTCCTCAGCGCTCGAGAAGGCAGCCATTGAAGAGAGTAAGCTTGTGATTGAGATCAGCGGTCTCAAAGAACAGTTAAAGAAGGCCAGAGCTGAGAAGGTTCAAGCGGCTGTGAAAGGCTCAGGTCAACAGGTGATCGACTGTCAAGCGACATGCTCACAAGAGGTTAACGCGGCGCTTGATGTGACCGCTGAGATTCTGTGTAAGCGCTTCGAGGACATGCAGCAGAAGAAGAGGGAGCCCGAATGAATCTCTTGATTTGGCTCATCCCTTGGACGCTTTCAGTCGGTGCCAATGAAATCTGGATGGGACGCAATGAACCCAAAGTGGTAGCTGAGCTCATCGAGCTTCAAGGCAGTCCCTTTATGGCGATGCCTGTTCGTGAGTTCGTTCGAGTCAAGCGCAAGGCTGAGAGCGCTCATGGTTACTGTGAGAGCGCTGTTGATGCCGCTGCCCAGACTGCTCATGAGGAGTGCTTGACCCAGATTGAAGAAGCGGTGAACCTCGAGAAAGCCTCACGAGTTGAGGACCGGCGAACCATTGAAGCGCTTAAGCTTGCGCTCGAGCGTGAGCAGATCCTTAGAGCAGATCATGAGGCGTTCGGGAACACCATGACTTGGGTGAGCGTGGGCGTGGGCGCTGTTGCAGTGGGGACTACTCTAGCGCTTATTGTTCGCTGAGTGGAGCAGGCAGGCTATGCAGGAGCGCTCAGGCTCACCGGGTGTACAAGTTGTACACATCTGAGAACGCCACAGCAGATGAAGGGCATAGCGCTGTTCGAGCTGGCTTGGTGTTAAGTCAGTCCAGATTTTACGATAGACGCCCAGCGCTCTGGCCTTCTCACGATTGAACCATTTCTGAAAGTGATAGTCTCGCTCATAGGCGCGCTTTGCATCTTTCTGGGCTGGTGTCCTTGTTCGGCTTCGCTTGCGCTGTCTTCGGCGGTCTGATGCTCGATCTCGCTCACGCTGCTCTGGGGTTCGTTGAGCTCTCCACTGCCGCTCATACGCTCTCTGACGCGCTCTAAAGCCGGCGTGTTTCTCAGGGCTCGCCTTCATTGCTTGATACCACTTCTTGTGGCCTGCTTTGACTTGCTCGCGATATTCCTCACTTGACTGATAACGCCGCCTTGCTCTCTCCCTCCCTTTCTGCTTATCAGCCTCAATCTTCTCAGGGCTCCTGTTAGCGCGTCTGACCCTCTCCTGCTCTCTCTTCTTGGCGCGATAGGCTTCGAGCTCCTCTTCACTCATGCTGGCGCGCTTCTGCCTCTTATACTCTCGGTTCTTTCTGCGCTTCTCTTCGATCTGCTCAGGGGTCATCTTGGCGCGGCGTTTGCGCTGTTGGGCGGTGTTAGCCTTGGTCACTGTCCTGCCTTTTTCGCTGGCGGTATTTGCGTCCATACTCTCGATGATATGCTAGGTAAGCTTCACGCTGCTCAGGGGTCATACTGGCTCGTCGCTTGCGGTGATACTCTCGAGCATAGGCCCGTCGTGCTTCACGCTGCTCTGGGGTCATGTTGGCGCGGCGGCTTCGTTCATACTCGCGCTGTCTCTCATTATAACGCGCTCTTTCCTCTGGAGACCTAGCAGCCCATTGAGCGCGCCTAAACGCCCTGATCTCTGCCTTCTCCTCCTCGCTCATCATGGCGCGGCGGTTGCGCTCATATTCGCGTTGTTTGGCGAGTCTAGCCGCTCTCTTCTCTTCTGGTGTCATGTCGCTCCTATCAGTTAGATCCAAGCTCCATGTCTTCATCAAGCAGGCTCTGGACGAAGTCATAAGCTGTCCAGTCGAGTGGGTGCATCTCCTTAAGAACCGACACTGCCTTCTCTTGTCGCTCCTTCATCTGGATTGCCTGAGCCAGTTTAAGGGTCTCCATCCAAGCTCCACAGGTCATACGGGGGCCAAAGAACGTAGGCAGCATATAGGTGAGGATCTTGAACTGCTTGCTGATGTTCTGGTGGTAGGTTCTGCACTCCTCCATAGTACCAGTGAACCAGTTAACCGGGATGCTGGCATCTCTCATCGAGGTACAAGCAAGGCGCGAGTAGAAGAGCTCCTCTTTCTGCGAGGGCGTGAGCGCTGTGGGTGACTCTACCATGTGAGCCACCAAGTCCATGGCGTCACTCAGCTCAAGGCCCCAGCCCTTGAGTGCCTTCTGCCAACCCTCCTCTGTGGAGAAGTCATAGAGGCGATTGGGCTCGATCTGCTGTTGTTGCTGTGGTGGCTGTTGCTGTGGTGCCTGTGAGCGCTGTGGTGCCTGTGAGCGCTGTGGTGCCTGTGGGCGCTGTGGTGGTTGTGTTGGTGGGGCCTCACCGATAGCTTGAGCCACCACGCGCTCTCTCTCGTGGTCACTGAGGTTTGAGCTCTCAGCGATCTCATCAGCGCCATAGATGCCGCTGACCGCGTCAGGGAACACAGCCCGAAGCGCCATCGTTACAACGCGACTCCTGAGCATCTGCATAGGCATCTTCTTCCATGTGTGGCCGCGCTGAGTCAGCCCCATTTGATTTGCCATCTCAATGGTGAAGGTGAACTCGTGTACGACCTCTTCAGGCTCATCAGTTCGAGCGGTCTTGAGTGTGCAGTGGTTCGCGTCCCAAGAGGTCACTTGGATATAGCGACAGAGCCCAGAGCGCCTCACGATGCCGGCCATAGGGTCAGCGCCTAGAGTAGGCTTGCCCTGAATGACTGAGCCCTGCTCTGAGAGCATCCCAAGCTCACCGTCAAAGTGATGGCCAAAGGCCGCGTGAAGGATGATCAGCTCATGTGTCTTGCGCTGGTCGTTGTTGGCGAGGAGCGAGGCCATGTTGATCGCCTCTTGTACATTTGCTGGGTTCCAGATAGTCTGTCTCATGGTGGCTGTGCCTTTCTGTTGGGGGGTCTGAGTGAGCCTTTCGTGGGTGGCTCAGTGCGATATTGGGGTTGCAGCCGCCGCCTTAATAGCGGCCTCAGTGATGGCTTGAGGTTGTGCCTCACACCACTCATAGGCTGAGCGGTATGAGAAGAACTGTTGACCGGTGAGGCGCTCGACCTGTAGCGGCTGGAGCTTCCTGACCTCGCGCTTACAGTTGAACTTGGGCTGTGGGCCATAGGTCTGGATGAGCCAGACCAAGGACACGCAGAGGAGGATGGTGGGGAGGATGGCGAGCTTAGCGGCTCGCTCTAGGATTGCGTTCTCTGGGTGGACGTGGCGTCTAGTCATGGGGAGGTGTCCTTAGTAGGCGATGAGGAGGGAGAGATAGTTGAGGTCAGAGGTCTACGCGGCAAGCCCACCAGCCATTGCAATCACAGACAACCCAGTAGGCATCAGACCACAAGACCAAGTAGCAGTCTGGAGCGCTGAGAGCGCAGAGCACGTGAGCACCCTCTAGTTCAGCGGCCTCATAAATATCAGCCTCACAGGTGAGGTCGTCGGCATCACCAAAGGGCGCACCCTCACCAGCGCGGTTGGCGTTGCGCCATTGTTGGAGCAGATCAGAGTCATTGTGTGCAGGAATCTTGTGTGTAGCGTTCATGGGGAGGTGTCCTTAGTAGGCGATGAGGAAGCAGAGGCAGGTGAGAATGAAGAGAGTGTCGATGGGGAGGACTCGGTTAAGGATGACCAGAGCAGTGGCGAGGGCGATGGCGGCGAGGATGAGTTGAGCGGTCATTACATTGCCACGAGTACAGGAGCGGTGATGGCTGTGAAGGCGATGAGCGCGACAGGAACAGCGCCAGTGATGAGCGTTGCGGCTGCACCGATAACAAGCACGATGAGAGCGAGTGAGCCAAAGCGCTTGCCCTTGTACTTGCCTGGACGAAATGGAGTGTGAGCGAAAGCCAAGAAGAGGAGGATAGCGACTGCGGCGAGGGCGAGCGCCCCGCTGATGCCGAAGCCGAGAGCGGCGCAAACTGCTGTAGTGAGGAGAGAGGTGATGAGGACAAGGATGGTAGCGGCGTCTGCGTATGAGTTCATGGTGTGTACCTTTGTTGAAGAGGTTGGTTGGAGTGGGGTGGGTGACTCGCTTGGTCACCCTCATGTAAAACATCTTGACACACTCCCCCTCATGTGTCAAGGTGTTTTACACACTTTTTTTGATGGGGGGGTCAAGAGCCTCCCCAGGCACCAACAAGGAACACTCATGGACCCAGCAAAACGCGACATCCTCAATATCAAAGCGCTCGCCAAAGCAGCGGGCTGTTCACGTCAGATGGTTCACCTATCTCTTAAGGGCCAAGCCTATCCAGCGCGCCAGCTCGCGCTCACCCTATCTCTTAAGGCCAATGAGCTTACGGGGCAGAGCTGCTATGAGCCTCACGACTTCAACCCCACTCTTCCAGAGTCAACACGCAACCTCCTGCCCAGTGTGCGCTTCATTGTCACCAACTTGGACTTCAAGGTGAGTGAGTCCCAGACCGCTGAGGAGCTGCAAGCCGATAACCCTGATGACCTCGAACTGCTCACCGCTCTGCATGAGTGCGTCTGGGATGGTCAACGCCAATTGATTCATGGTGGCTCAACCCTCATTGAGCTCGATGACCATGACCCTGACCTTGTGGACGTCGACTGATGAAAGAGATTGACATCAGAGACGCCATATTAAGGCTTGAACTCAAGCCCAACACCAAGTTGACCCTCATTGGGATATTGCGCTTGGTGGACTGGAAGACGTGGGCCGGCCCATGCTCAGCCGCTCAGCTCAGTGAGCGCCTTAACATCAATGATCGAGCGATCAAGCGAGCGTTGAAAGAGCTGGTTGAGCTGGGACTCATTCAGCGAAGCGCTCAGAGAAGAGGAGGGCTCCAACATCATCGAGCGTTCACCACTCTCAATATTGAGCTTATCCTTAAGGGTGATTCAGAGGTGACACATAGTCACAGTGACACTATGTCACCCCTAGAAAAGCCCGAAGCTTCAGAGGTGACACATAGTCACAGTGACATAAAGACACCCCTGATTGAGCCCGAAACTTCAGAGGTGACACATAGTCACAGTGACAAAGAGACACCTCTAGGGGTGACACATAGTCACATCAGGGGTGACATAAAGACACCTCTTTTAGATGTGACACATAGTCACCCAATATCAATATCAATAGATAATCAATCAGTAGAGTCAATGAATGAGGAAGACAACCTCATGAGCTCGCTCTGTGAGCTTGGGTTGGTCCCTGAGAACATTGAGAAGTCAGTTGAGATTCAGATGGGGATTGGCAAGACACGCGAACAAGCGCTGAGGATCTTGCTCAACATGCAGACTAAGTACATTGAGAACCAGAGACGAGAGAAGCTACTCGTTAGAGGAGGATTCAAATGAGCGACTTCACGCGACTTGGCAGCGCCCAAGAATGGGACCAAATCAGCCACAGGCTCACAGAGCTCAAAGCCCAATTTCAAATGAGACAACTCCACAGTCCAAGAGAGGCTAAACAACTCGGTGACTACTCACACCTCAACAGCGTTAACCTCGAGGAGCTAGACTGGATCGACGAAGCGGCGCCGCGCCTCACTGTCAAAGAGGTTCCGTTATGCGGTCGATGTGATGATGGTTGGTTGAGAGTGCAGGAGACTCGCAACTGCGTGAAGCTCTGCCATTATTGCGAGTTACCCAGAAGGAGAGCGAAGCGCCTCAATAAGCTGGAGCTCCCTGCTGACTCAGTTGGCATGCACCTTGGCCGCTACATCTGGGATAACGCCAATCAAGAGCAACTCATCACCTCAATGCTCAATCACCTCAACAAGTCACAGCGGCTCCCTCATTGCCCTTCTGCATATCTCTGGGGACCACCGGGCAACGGTAAAACCTCTCTCCTTTACTGCCTAGCGCGTTGGGGGTGCTTCAATGATCTCAGAGTCACCTACATCAGCCACACCAACCTCATGAACCAAATCAAGGAAGGCTTCGGAGACAACAAGCGGCGCGATCCTTTACGCGGTTGGCTCGATAGCACTGACCTGCTCTTGCTCGATGAGCTGGGAGGGCTTGGAGGTCACGCGAATAAAACCGCGTGGTATGTCAGCCAGACCACGGAGATTCTCGGCTCAATCTATGAGCGCTGGTCAGGAGGTAAGCTTGGAGTGGTGATGACAAGCAACCTCCAACCTCAACAGCTCGCTCAGGTCTTTGGGCGCAACGTTGCAGCGCTCAGTCGTCTTCGTGCAATGTTTGGGTCTCCCATCCAGATGACTGGACCTGACCGGAGACAGAGCGCTGATGAGCGTTTAAAGGAGTGGGGGCTCTAATGAATGGACTCGACAAGCAAACGTTTGAATCTGACTTCTACGTCTATCGCTTAAGCTGTGAAGAACACGGTGTTTATTATATCGGCTCTCACTTTTGCACTGGTCGCTCTTCCAGCTGCTCTGCTAAGAGGTGTAATTATCTCCATAAGTCACATGGTGCAAGGAAGCTTGAAAGGCTCTATCCTGACAGTGAATGGACACACGAGATTATTAGCTGGGCTGAATCTAGAGAGGAACTGGCTGCACAAGAGGTGAGCTTTCTTCAGTCTCATGTTGGACGCGATGGCTGCTTAAATGAGACTGTGGCTTCTCCAACTCGAACGCCAACTTATACACAAGAATCTCTAGAGGCATTAAGGAGAGCGGCAAGGAGAAAGACCATAACGCTCAAGCTCCCAAGCGGCGAGCTTCAGGAGTTTAAGCGTCACGAGATATCATCAGCGATTCTTAGAGGTTATACTTTTAAAAACGTTAATATAAGCCTTGTGAATCACGAAAGACGCCAATTTGGGAGATTCTCATCAGTGACTGCCCGTAGGATTTGGAAACACTTAGAAGAGCAAGGCTGGGAGTTTGGGTACTGTGGGGAATATGAGAGCCTTAATGCTAGGCAGCTCTTAGATAGCTTAGATTTAATTGAAGAGGTTGTAAGCCTTGTCACCTACAGAAAAAAAAGATGACAGGCAGCTGAGCTTATGCTCTATTGATTGCTCGCCTTCTCGCTCCCTAGACTCAAGTCTCTTAATTGGCGTTCTCTTGATCCTGACAACCGAGAGTGAGAAGGCGTAGCTTCATGGTGAAGTGATTGGTAGTGGCTCCCTAATGGTTTCGACATCTCCAAGGCAGGGGGCCGGTGCCTCTTATTTTTATTTGTCATTTTGGAGCGTGGTAGACCTTAGCGCTCGTGATTCGTCCAGTGATTGACGCTCGATAATGGATGAGCATTGAGCCAGAGTGAATCGTGAAGATCGAGCGCTCAAAGCTATAGGATTTGTAACAAGGCTCAACGTCAACTGATCCAGTGACGCTCACTCTAAGTTGTCCGAATCCTTCAACAAAGTCAGAGGTCATCAGTGTGACCTCATGGTTAGGGTGTACAAGCTCCAGCTCAATCGGGACCTCATGAGCAGTGAATAGCACATTCATATTAGCTCCTTGCGTTTATCGTTATACATATGTATAACACTTAGCGTTGAAGAGGTTAACATAAGTGTTGGCCGAGATTGGCGGGGAGACGGTTTGTTAATGGGGTGCTGTCTCCTCGCCTTTTCTTTTCTTGGAGGTCACATGAGTGAGAAGAGCCAGATGATAGCCTTGAGAGTGACGCCCAGTGAGCACAGCTTTGTGGCCTCTGAGGCTAAGAAATTCGGCTGCACAAGCTCAGCGCTCATCAGGGCTTTGATCAAGATCCACTTCGACTCCCGAAAGAATCAAGGCGATTTGGCTCAACGTGTTGAGCGACACTTGGAGACACCACATGATTAACAAGATTACCCTCATTGGGAATCTGGGCAAAGATGCCGAGATGAGACAGACGACCGGCGGCGCTTCATATTGCGCTTTCTCTGTGGCCACCTCAGAGCGGCGCAAGCAAGGAGAGGAATGGGTTGAGGAGACCGAGTGGCACACGGTTAAGGTCTGGGGTATTTCAGCGCCTCGAGCTGCTGAGCTGAAGAAAGGCAACAAGGTATATATCGAGGGCAAGCTGAAGTCATATGAGGTCAATGGTCAACGACGTTGGGAAGTTGTCGCTCACAACTGGAAGAGCCTGATGACCAAGAGTGACCACCTCTTACCTCCTGACCCACCACACCAGACCACATGGAACGCTGTACCCGGGGGATGGTCATGAGTGACCGTTATGAGCGTGATGTGATGACACGCCTTGAAGAGCTCATCGTGCTCGATGCCAGAGAACACGGTAATGAGTTGAGCGCTCAGAGCGTTGAGTTACTCGAGAGAATCAGAGCGGTCCTCAATGCTGAGGAGGCTTTATATCAACAAAAAACAAGCGAGAAAGAGACAACAAGTGGGCGAGCTTAATTCCGTTACTTCCCTTAGCTTCATTTGGCGAGGTGTCAAACTAGAGAAGCCTTATCGTTCAATCATAGAGACTATGAAGCGCGCAGATTCTAGGCAGAGGTGTGAGGCGAGGCTTATGGCTAGGATTATAGATATATTTGAAGAGGAGAGCCCAGATAGGGCAAGGGTCGCTCAGGTGTATGAAGAAAGTGTTACTGAGCACTTGCTGCCTGAAGTCTATCTCTGTTTAGAGGAGTTAGCGATTGCATTCCATGAAGAATATATAAGGTTTATCAGGGAGCTTGAAGACAACTATAAGGAAAGTGGAAAGCCCATAAGACTTAATACAGCCGAAGGCTTAGAGTTAAGCAGAATGGACAAATGTTTAACTGTTGACCCTGACTCTCGCTATCCAGTGATTCTGACAAAGGGCGATGTTGGTGTCTGTCATTATGGCGGCATGTTTAAGAAAATTGCAGACGCTATAGAGATATTGTATGTGTACACAACCCGAGGCTGTGAATATATAGAGTGGGACTCGGTCCCCATAATCGTTGAATATATTGTTAACAAGATTGGCCGTGTGGGACGGGGAAGGTTACACCGCGACTTCCTAAGTGGCGACTATCTCCACCATATAGGAGAACCTAAGTCTCACTGGGTTGCGAGGTCGTTGGGCGATGAGGATTTTTATTCAGTTCCTCCTGTATTGAGAGCTCTATATAAAGACAATAAGACACACAATGTGCGCGCACGCGCACGCGCACGCGTGAAGCAAGATGCCTCCACCAGTCAAGGCTGAAAAGAAAGAGGAGCTTCTCAGCAACCTCAGAGAAGGCATGTCAATTGATGCCGCTTGTGCAATGTCAGGAATTCACAGGTCAACCTTTTACCGCTGGCGCAAAGAAGACCCAGAGTGGTTGGAGCTGAGTGACCACGCGATGAACTTAGCAGAGCCTGTTTTACTTCATAAGCTCAAGAAAGCGGCTGAGCAAGACTGGAGAGCATACGCTTGGATTCTTGAGCGGAGATGGCCTAGACGATGGGGACCGCGTCAAGAGATCGAGCTTAATCACAACCAAGTGAATGACGGAGGCGCGGCTATGGTCGCAGCCATGATCCTCCAGACTGACGAGCGGACTAAACAATTAGAAAAGGAAAGTGATGATGAAGACGCATGACACGACCAAGATCAACGCGGCTCCTGTTCTCGCTCGATGGGCGTTTCAAGACAGGAACCTTGTGAGGCTGCTGAAGCTTCGAGCTGACAAGGGCGGCGCTGGCTCTGAGCTCGCCGCTGAGCTTCACGACATTTACAAAAAGCGACTGGATGAGCTCGAGGTGATGATAAGTAAGGGGGCAAGATGATGGTTCAAATTTGCCTAATGAGAGAGTGGTCAATGCTTCACCACCTATTCAGCGCCACCTATGAGATCGAGGGCGATTGGGTCAAGGTGGCTGAGGAGAGCCAAGATCATGGTTGGCAGCGCTCAACCGTAGACATCATTAACGCTGAAGTTGGGGCAGTGGTTCACAAGCACACCACTGATAAGGATGGGCGTAAAGGTACTACAATATGGCGCGTAACTGAGGAAGGCCTTAAGCTATGGGAGAACCAAGAGAGTTAAGCCTTAACCCACTCCAGCAAGACCTCATCGCGAGGATTAGAAGACAAGATAGGATTATCGCGGCTCGATGTGGTTGGGGTGCTGGCAAAACCTCAGCGCTAGTATTCAGCATCCTCTTTATTGCAAAGTGGCGCGCTGGGAGCTCCTCGCTCTTGGTCACTGACACCAATCCCAGATATAACTCGGTGTTAATGCCTGAAATGGAGAAGTGGCTTGGTCCATTGGGCTGGACCTATAACCACTCTCTGAGGCAGTGGCTAGACCCCACCACAGGCTCGACGGTGTGGTGCCGCTCCTACTTTCGACCCGGCACAAGGGACGCAACACACAACCCGCTTGAGGGTCTTAACATCACCTCTGGGTGCTGCCTCATTGATGAGTGTCAGACGCTCACTGCTGAGGTAGCGCATAAAGCGCTTGGGCGTCTGCGCTCAGGTCCATCGCCCATCATGATCCTTGTGGGCCTTCCTGTGGCTGATGCTTGGTGGTGTGCTATGGCTGAGGGCGCTGGCCTCTCCCCTTTGCTCTACACCTCATACGTCAACAAGGCCCATCTCTCTGACGAGTGGTTTGAGGCTACAGAGCTGCTCCCTAAAGAAGAGCGTGAAGCTATGGTGATGAACAAGCCACGACCTCCCAGCGGCTTGGTCTATTCAGAGTTTGACGCTGAGACGATGGTGATTGATGATTGGTCATACTCGCCAGAGATGAGCGCGAGGATAGCCATTGACTGGGGATTCCGGAAACCATCAGTGCTCATCCTCGCTCATGATGAGCGGCTAAACGCTGACGTGATCTGCGCTGAGCTGAACCCCAATGAGGTCACCATTGAGCAGCTCGCCTTACTGATCCTCGCTATTGCTTGGCCTCGCTCGATTCAGGAGCTGGCGCCAGCTCCTCGCATATGGCTTGATGAGGGTTGCGCCGACAAAGCCGGCAAAGCTCGCAATGATCAAACAGGGGCTTCAGCCTTTCGAGCAATGCGAGCAGCCCCACCCAAAGGTTTAGGGATACCGCTGAGGTCAACCACTGATCCAATCAGGACCGATATTCTCAACGGGGTGCAGAAGCTCAAGCGAGCATTCACGCGGCGTCAGTATCTCATCACTCGTGAAGTCTGGGACGCTGGCGAGCGAGTACCCGGCAACTCAATCAGGAAGGCGCTGCTCTCTTATCAGTGGGAGCGAACCAAGGAACAGCCGAAGAAGGATGGGCGTGAAGACCCACTAGACGCGCTCAGATATGACTGTATTATGTGGCGTTGGGCTGATGACTCCACCGTTGACCGGCGCAACTACCAACCAAGGGCAACGCCTCGATCTCGTAAGGTTCGAGTGGGAGGCTCAAAGGCGAGGAGCTTTTAATGAAAATCTATGATGATGATATTGGTGAGGTGATCCTCATTGACTCGATGGGAGAAGATGCAACGCCAGCTCACGCGGCTCGCGTTAGCTTCGCTCACCTCCACCAAGAGCGCTCTGAGGACGTGAGCGAAAAGGATGAGAAGCTGATCAGGTACTTAGCCACCAATGGTCACACATCTCCTTTTGAGCATATCAGCGCGAGCTTTGAGTTAACGGTTCCTCTCTTCGTTGCTCGCCAGATTATGAGGCATAGGACGTTCAGCTTCAATGAGGTTAGCCGCCGCTACACCTCCAAGGACATCAGCGTTTATCACCCCATCAGCATCAAGCAACAGGCTGTTGATAATCTCCAGTGCTCCTCTAACCTCGAGGTTCAAGAGTCGGTCTATTGTCAGAAGCTCATCGAGGGTGCAGCCTCCACAGCGCTGGCTATTTATCACGAATTGATTAAGCGCGGCGTAGCTCGTGAAACTGCTCGCTCAGTTTTGCCGGTGGCTACCTATACCTCCTTTTGGATGACCGGCAATCTTCACAACTTCATGAAGTTCATCAAGTTGAGGACTTCGCCACATGCTCAACTGGAGACACGCCTAGCGGCTGAAGCTATCCGAGTGCAGCTCCTCGAACGTTACCCGGTCAGCATGTCGGCGCTCACCAATGAATAAACACATCCTCTTGAGGCTTCAGCAGGCTGAGCTCTTAGGCCAGATGTCAACGTGTCCACGCGGTCAAGTCGGGGCTGTGATCTTCGAGCCCTTTAGCTGGGTGGTGGTTGCTGATGGTTATAATGGCCCTCCCAGAGGAGGCGGCGAGCTCTGCGGCGAGGATCACTGTAGGCGTAACCTCTTAGAGATAATCTCTGGCTCGATGACTGAAACGGGCTGCCATCACGCAGAGGCCAACGCCATCGTCAACGCGGCGAGGCGAGGCGCGCCCACTCGAGGTGCTTGGCTTGCAGTTACAAGAGCGCCTTGTTTGAGTTGTGCTAAGATCGTCCATCACGCTGGAATCAAGAGGGTCTTTGTTTTTGCTTCCGAGTCGGAACCAAACCTAAGCGGCGTGAGTTATTTAGAGCAACATCAAGTGAGCGTGGAGTATGTTGAACGAGTCAGAGCAATATAAAGAGCGGTCGCTCACAATTGTGCTTTTAGACTTGGTCAACTCAACTGGCTTTGTTGAGGCCGCTGGCGCTCAACGTGCAGCGCGGTGGTTTCAGTATCACGACAGATTAGCGCGCTCTCTCCTCTATCGCTTCAGCGGCCGAGAGATCGACAGGTCAGACGGTTTCCTCTTCACGTTTGATCGAGTGTTTGACGCGCTCAACTTCGCGCTTTATTACCAACAAACGATTCCACAGAAGACCAGAATAAAAGCGAGGATTGGGATTCATTACGGAAGCGTTGTTGAAGTTCATCAACATGAGCTTTTAGTTTTAGTGGGAGCCAAGCCCATCGAGGTGGAAGGCTTATCTAAAAATATTGCAGCGCGAACTATGAGCCTCGCCCAACCTGACCAAATCCTGATGACCAAGCCAGCGTTCGAGCGAGTCAAGAACCGCTTCGACGTGATGACCCCGAAAGGTACGCGCTACGCTTGTGTAGGGCTTTACCGATATCAAGGCGTCAAAGAAGCTCAGGTCGTGTATGCGGTGGGCTCTGACATCAAAGCGCTTCAGCCTCCACCATCAACCGCTAAGGTCAAGAGGTTGGGTGGACCCAGAAAGGTCAGGTCTCGAATGCGGCACAAATCATTTTTAGAGTGGGCTGAGTTTATCCTGCTCTTTTTATTTTGGTTAGCTCTGGGCTATTTGGTCGCTCACATGTGGCCATACATTAAATTTAAATTCTGGGAGTGGTGGAATGAACAACGATGAAGAAAAAAAAACAAAACGCGGCTGGTGGTTCTCTGTAATCTTTATGGGTTTGGTGATGGGCCTGATTATTTTTTTGGCTCGCGTGGAGATAATCGAAAAGAACCGAGATGTGCTCATCGGGATTCTCGGGATGATCACAGGCTCAATTTCCTCAATGCTTGCGATCGCTTCGGGGCGCGACCCCGCCGAAGTCGATGAGCTCAGAGCAGAGGTAGCCAAGCTCAACGCTGACAGAGCAGCGTTAATTGCTCGCTTGAGAGACGCTAATATTCAGCTTCAGCTTAAAAATGATCATCTATTAGAATTACAATTAGCGATGATAAAAGCGCTCACCAAGCTAGAGGTGAATTTTGTTTCTGAAGAAGTTGAGCTTCATGAACAGGTCAAGGAGTGGTTACCTTCTGTTGAAAAAACAGAATCAAACAGCTAGACTTAACAGAATGATAAGGAGCGCCCATGAATGAGCGTACAACACCCAAACACCTAAGAGCGTCAACGCCTCGCTTTGGCGTCAGGGGCATCACAGGGACTCAGCTAAATGGCGGGGCCTTGTCGGTTGAGTCTAACCCAGAGCTCACCGGCCTCAATTGGGTTCAAGCTGCAGAGGAGATGTTACGCACTGACCCCATCGTCAGACGCTCTTGGCACATGTTGAGACAGACCTTACTGAGCGCTACTTGGCGATTCACTCCGGGGGTTGAGGGTGATCTGGTATCGGAAGAACTCGCCAGATATGCAAACGAAGCGTTTGGCCTTGATGGTCATTCGGGACAAATGGAGAGCTCATGGGAAGAACAACTGAGCTATCTTTTTGAATTTGTTCCTTTAGGTTATCGCTACGCTGAAGAGGTTTATAAAGTTGGTCCTGACTCAACGGGAAAAGTTAAGGTTTGGCTGAGTCATTATGCAGACCGAGAACCAAGCGCTCACAGCCGCTGGTTAAGTCGCGACTCTCAGCACCTCGATGGGGTTCTTCAGAATATGGTTGGATCAGGTAAACAGCCTGAACCTATCCCAGCTAACAAGCTCCTCTTGCTCACGCTCAACCGTACCGGCTCTAACTTCGAGGGCGTTGGAATGTTGCGCCCTGTGAGGTGGTGGTGGCGAACCAAACAGCGCGTCTCAAACCTCATGTGCGTAGGTCTGGATCGTTGGGCTGTCCCGACTCCCAAGGTAGTGGTTGACCGCTCGACCGCTGAGCAAATCGGGCTCACTGATGGCGATATTGACGCGATGATCAACGACGCTGAAGCTCAGGCTCAAGCGTTCATCTCATCAGAGCAGAGCTACCTTGTTGAGAACTCAGCGGTTAAATTTGAGACTTATGCGGCTCAGCCTAATCTTTATGCTGATGGCCCAATCAATATCATTGCTAAATGTGATAGCCAGATTGCAGCGGCCTTCCTCGCTCAGTTCGCTGATTTGGGCCAGACTGAAACCGGCGCTCGATCAGTGGGAGAAATTCACCTCTCGGTATTTAGGCGAGCTGCAATTAACCTTTGTGACTTGGTGGCTGCTCAGGTGAGCGGTCCTGACCGTAGAGGCGGCGGCACGATTGGCCGGCTCATTCGTTGGAACTATGGAGCGGTGGACCCTTCTAAACTTCCTCGCCTCACTCACACTGGCCTTGATACTGATGAGCTGGCTGAGTCCCTCATGACTCTGCCCAACTTGGTCACAGCTGGCCTCATCACTCCAGACGATGAGCTGGAGCGCGTGATCAGAGCCAAGATTGGTGCCGGTGATTTGCCAGAGGATGCTCAGCGAGCGCCGGCGGCGCGTGTTCCTTCTGCTGGTGGTGGTGTGTCTGCTCTTGCTGAGACTCTGATTAGGAGGCGGCGAAATGGTTAAGGCGATCAAGAAGAGGACCAAGGCGCAAACACCAGCCAAGCCTCAAGAGCGCATCAGAGGAAGCAAGGCCAATCCAGAAGGGTCAGCCAGCGGCTCACGCGGCGGCATTGAGATTGGTGAGCGAGCACAGAAGGCTCTTGAGAATATGAGGGATAGCCACAATGAACGGTACACGAACGCTCAGCGCCAAGTTAATATGGGTCAGCTTAAAGCTGT